CCAGAGAAATAAAAAAATAAAAAATAAAATTAAAAAATGGCGGTACAGGCGGTACGGCGGTACGGGGGCCTTGGAGCCCGCATAAAAGCTCACTTTTGGCTGTACCGGACCCGTACCGTTGTCTACACCACCGTGATTTACAAAGCTTAATCAAGCTAACAGTATATGGGCTTCTGAGTTTTGAAAAAAATATTTTTATTTTTCTGTAGAAATACTATATAGATCCGGCTTTTTAAGGTAAGTTATCGCAACTTACTCACATACAGGAGCGGTTATGGCTAAGGACAGATATGCCAAAGTTTTGGACGTGAAAGCGGCGGCGTTGCCCGAAGCGAAGCAACAAAAAACAAATCGGCCCCCCTTGGCAAACAAGCGCCTGACACGCAGGCAGGAGTTGTTTGTGAAAGAGCTTGTAGCAAAAGATGGGCAGATCACCATGCGCGAAGCGGCTATCAACGCGGGCTACCCTGAAAAGTCTGCCCATGTTCGCGCCTCGGAACTAACTAACCCCAGGATACATCCGCACGTGTGCCGAGCGATCCGAGAGTATCGGCAGGAGCTTGACCAAAAGTACGGCGTGGAGTACCAACGACACCTCCGGGATTTGCAAAGAATCCGTGACGAAGCTCTGGAAAACGGGGCATATAGTGCTGCGGTGCAGGCGGAGTATCGTCGGGGTCAGGCGCAAGGCGACATCTACGTCAATAAGACTGAGATTCGGCACGGCACGATTGATCAAATGAGTAAGGACGAAGTGCTGAAAGCTTTGAACGAACTCAAGCAAACCTACGCCCCGCTTACGCATGACGCCGGAGCCGAGGATGGTGGGAACAGACAGCGAGCGCGTGAACGGTTGGCGGAGGATGTGGATGTTTCTGATTGAATTTTTTGGTAAGTGGTGGTACGGACAGCAAGAGTGGGATCGTCGAAAGTCTGGGCACAGCGGCATAAATGAGAATTGGGTGGAACCGTATTTTTCTCACCCTTTAGAGCGGCGAGCTTGGGAACTTCGTAAAAAAAGATTCAAATAGACCATGAAGGACATATTGGAAACTAAGGCGAAGCCGAAGAAACAACGTGAAGCCAGCTTCTGGCAATCTTTGAAAAAAGCTTTGCGGGATAACTTCCCGGATTGGTCAGCTACTAGGCTAGAGTCCAGAGCAAGCTTGGGTGTGCCAGACGTTTTGATTATGGACAGCCGTGGGGCTTGGCACATGGTGGAGTTGAAGACCACCGCCAACATGAGCGTCAACATCACCCCACACCAAGTCGCCTTCCTCACTAAACACGCGAAAGGTAGTGTTTGGATAGCCGTCAAACTCACGAGCGCAACAGGTCACGAGGTGTTCCTGTACCGTGGTGACCGGGCAGTGGATGTGAAGTTAGAAGGGTTGCGGGCTAGACCAGACAAGCACTTCAGCAATCCGGTCAACTATCGCGCAGTGCTGACGTATTTAACTCAAGGGGGTTGATTATAAGAGTAAGTATAAGTAAGTTACCCATAAGCACTATTGCTTAAAGGGAGAATAGTTATGCCAGAGACAATTTACCTCAAAGTTCATGCGGGAGATGAAATCGATGCCTTAATCGCGTACGTCATCGCTCAAATGCAATCTGACATCGAAATGGGCCATGAAGAATTGTTGTATGACTTCTTATCGCGGATGCCACGTCATTATCTAATTGGTTACCTAGGTAAAGAGCGTGGGGATGAAGCCCTTGCTAGAGGAATCATTACCGAGGCCGAACACTATGACAACATTTTATAAAAATTGGGAGAATGAAATGAGTTTACCTACCTTGCGGAGTCACGCTCCGGCTTTCTTGGTCTTGACGGCCACTATGCTAAACAAAGCCATTATTGACGCTAACGCCTCTATCCGGGCGTTTGCCAAGTTGCTGGGCATCGATTACGAAGAAATGCAACCGGGCGAAAAGCACGTTGTAGAGGGCGAGTTCACAGACGGCACACCTACAGTTCTGAGTTTCTACCGGACAGTCAATCGGGGTGACCGCCGCTTTAGTGTGCGCGGGATCAAAAAGCAATGTGTGGTGGGAGACACCGTGGCCTTGACTTTCAAAGTCACCCCGGAGGGGGATTTGGTCTGGGTTGTCAATGTGACGCAGGAGCCGCAGTACCAGCACCTAGTGGAGGCGTCATGACCGCAATGGAAGATGCTTAGGCATTCGCACCTACGTCAGGCCGCCTCCGGGCGGCTTTTTTGTGAGCGCCGTTTTCGGTGTCAAGCTTTTTTTTCATCGCCCGCAAACCCGCATGGTTACTGACTCGACTTTCTCGAAACCCCCGATTTCCGCAGCTTTTTGAAATTTTGAAAAATGGCGCATGTTATAATATGCGTATCAAGTCCAAGCGACTTCGATGCTCTTTAACATCGCTGGCCTATCACCGAGACGCGAGTCCGCTATCGGATGGCAACTTCTCAAAAACTTCATTTTCACTTTGGGAGAAAAGCAATGAAAAGAATCAAAAAAGCAACCGTGGCAGAGCGCGAGGCTTACTTGGCATCTAACCCGACATACCCGCTTTATGGTTGGTATGTTTTAGATGGGCACCGATGCCCCGTCGAAGACTTGCGGTGTTGGCCGGACGGGGACCCGCAGTATGAGTTCCTTGCTCCGGACCGATATAACCTGACGCCTTATGGCACCCATACGCTACTGGGCTACACCTTGAGAGATCTTGAGGAACAGCTTAGTTATGAATCGCTAGAAGAATGCGAAAAGGGTTGCCAGTGCGGTTGGGACCGCTAAACCATACACCCCGCTTCGGCGGGGTTTTTTTTGCCCAAAGAAATTTTAAAAAGAGCATTGCGGCGCGGGTGACGGTATGCGATAGTTCGGTTGCGGCAATCCTGCCGCCATCTTTGGGAGAAGTAACTATGCAACATACGATTGAAAATTCAGACAACACCCTCACCCGCTTGCTTCAACAGGTGCAGGATCAAGCCGCTAGATCGCAGGACTTTCTGGCACCGACTAATCAGCTTGCACTGGTGACCGGTGATCGGGGTGACGGTAGCAAGGTCAGCCAGATCATCATGGAACAGTCTGGCGGGGCACCGACTCAGATCCTTGCCGCCAACGACGTGGCCTTTGATCAGATCAGCCAACGGGCCGGTATCGATGTCCGCACTGCCCGCCGCCTTCAGCAGGATTACTCTGCTGAATTCGATGGACTGATCAATGCCATCTGGCAGAAAGAACCGGCGGTGCGAATGATCCGCTCATTCCAGCACACTGATAACGCAGGCACGGCGCGAGCATTTGTTAGTGACAAATTTAAAACGTTTGACAACGTCCACCTGTTGCAGTCGGCCCTGCCAGAACTGATGGAAAGCGATGCCCAGTGGAAAGTCGTAAACGGTCAGGTTACTGATAAGCGGCTGTACCTTAGACTCAAGTCGGAAGTGATCACGGGCGAGGGCGCGGCTGTCGGTGACATCATGGCGTTGGGCATTGGGATGTCTAACAGCGAAGTCGGTTGCGGTAGCGTCAACGTGTACCAAATGTTCTTTACGCTGGCCTGCCTGAACGGAATGCAGACTGAGAAACGGACCCGCAAGTCTCACATCACTGGGGCGCGGGGCGATGCCGATACATGGGGCCTGCTGACCGATGAAGCAAAGGATGCCGATAACCATGCCCTTGCGCTTCAAATGCGGGATGTGACAAAAGCGTATGCCAGCCGCGAGGCGTTTGATGAGGTGCTGGAAAAGATGAGAGCTGCTCACGACGATAAAGTCGAGGGCTCGCCGCAGTCTGCTGTCGAGGCCATGGGCAAAGTGCTGGCGCTGACTAAAAAGGATACCGCTAACCTAATGGACGGCCTGCTGGCTACTATCGGTCAGGCGGGCTACGCCGGTCAGCCGGTAACCCGCGCCACAATGGTGAACGCGGTGACGGCGGTAGCGCATCAGGCGGACCCCGATACGGTTGACGATTGGCAGAAACTGGGCGGGCGCGTTCTGGACCTGCCCCGCTCCGATTGGCAACGTGTAGCGATGGCGGCATAACTCGGTCCCCAAAGTGCCCCCCGTATGGTTTGCCCTGCGGGGGGTTTTCTTTTTCTGGCGTATGCGATAAATTCCCCAGTGCGGTAATTCTGCCGCACACTTTGGGAGAAAGTTTCATGGAAACTACAGCAGAAAAGCGCCTCGCCTCTGGGGCATTACATTCCGATTATTTCAGCAGTCTGGACGCGCTCCGAGAGTCGGGCGTCATGAATATGTTTGGCGCTCCGCGTTGGCTTCAAGACAATTTTGATCTGAACCGCAACGAAGCGCGGGCGGTGTTTGTATCTTGGACCGAATCATTTCAAGGGGGTGACGAGTAATGGCAACCCTCAATATTTATTTGCAAGATTACGAAGTCGAGCCCTCCGAGCTATCCATTAGCGTTTGGGAGGCCCCCGCTTTTTTAGAAGATAATTCTATTAGCCCCGAAGATCTTCACGGCGAGTGGACTGCGCTTGATCTTTACATCCGCGAAGAATGCACCCCCGATTTAAACGCGGACAAAATTGCGGAGTTAATTGCGGGCGGCGGCTGGGAGCCAGACGATTTAGACCGGTTTATTATAAATTGCGTCCGGTGTTTAAAACTGCAAATTATTGGTGAGAAACAAAGGGCGGCGAGCGCGATGCGCGATCTTAAATTCGGCCCCCCATTGGAAACCGCTGAAGCGGGATAGCCCGCACCCGATCCGATAGCCCGCCACGTGCGGGCTTTTTTTTGCCTGTATGGTATGCGATAGTGATCGGGCCGCGATTGGCGGCGACACTTTGGGAGATTGTCATGAAATTACTTGATACCCGTGGAGGGAATACCAAACTCAGAAAAACGGGCGAGGCCGCCCCGTTTCGATATGCTGGGCTATCGCTCTACCCTGATCCGGTTTTATGCCCGGGCGCGAAGGCCGCTGGGTGCATGGCGGATTGTCTAGCCGAGCAGGGCCGCGGACGGTTTACCAGTGTCCGGCGGGCCCGAATCAGCAAGGCGGATTTTTTGCGGGAAGATCGTGCGGGTTTTCTGGATCAATTGCACCGAGAGCTGCTGAACTTTTCAAAGCTTTGCGAGCGCAATGGGGAGCGGGGCGCGGTGCGGCTTAATGTTTTATCGGATCAGCACTGGGAGCGCGATGGCGTACCCCAAGCGCACCCTGATCTGTTGTTTATTGACTACACCAAACGGGCGGCGCGGCTGGGGAAAACCCCAGAAAATTACCGGTTGATTTTCAGCTATAGCGGGCGGCCCCAGTACCGGAACCAAAACCGGCGAGCATTCCGAACGGGTGCCCCCGTGGCGGTAGTCTTCAGGGGCGGATTCCCCCGGATGTTCCGCGGGCGGCCCGTTATAGACGGGGATCGTGACGATATTGCTAACGCATTTTCGGACGGGCAAATTGTGGCGCTAACCCCAAAAGGCTCGGCGGCCCGTGACCGGTCCGGCTTTGTGGTTGATAACCCGGATCTTATCGGGGCCGCGTTATGACTAAGCGCGAGCAGTGGCGTACGCAAGCCGCGCGGTATCTTCGCTGGCATCGGGCGGCGATGCGCTCACGGTTTCCGGACAGTAATCCGGACTGGTTCCGAATGTACGAAGAGGCGCGACATTATGCGGACTACTGGGAGCGCCACGGCGAGGAAGCCCGCGCCCCTAGTTGGTATTTTCCGGAGTGACTAAACCAGACCCCGCCCCGGCGGGGTTTTTTTTGGGCCGCGTATGCGATACCCTGCTGGTGCGGTAATGATGCCGCGACACTTTGGGAATCGAATCATGATTAGAATTGCACCAATTGATCAGATACACGCGGACATGGTGGTATGGCGTTGTGTGAAGCGTTTGGGAGACTTTAAGCCCGTTGATGGCGCGGAGTACATTGTCCAGAAAACGCGCAATGCCGCGCCACTGATTTACCGCGCCGCGAACGGTAAACTTCGCTCTACGGGGGACATGCTCGCGCGGTGGGGTTTCTTCGAGGGACCAGACGATGTGATCCGCGTCCCAGCACGGCCCCGCAAAAAGTCATGAGTGGCACCCAGTTGGAGCAAGTGCAATTCCACCTGCAATTCATGGGGGTACTGGCCATGGCGGGCCGAGCTGATGAAGCCGACGAGCAGTACCGCGAAGCCCAGCGGCTACTGGCTGAGATGATCGCCGCCGAGCGGGCCGCGACAGAAAGTTAGCCCGCTGCCGAACCAGTAGCCGAACCCCGCCCCGTGCGGGGTTTTTTGTGCCCGCCGCCGCCGCCAAAAAGTCATTTTGTCCAGGGGATGTGAGAATGGCTCAACGGCGCGGGCTAGACGTTTAAGTGATTTGTTAACACTCCGCCGCAACCGGTAACACGTGCGGCGGGGGCCGCGCCCCCTGCACCCAGCGAAACGC